ATATATTATCCCTAAGGAAGCAGATTTGCTTAATCGGTTTTATTGTTGTTCTAAAAGTATTGGGCTGTTGTTTTCTTGCAAAATCTTATAACTATTTTCTTGAAGAAGATAACTAGGAGCCGAGCCAGTATTTAATCTGATTTCTCCATTGGTCACAAAATCAATTCTTGATGTGATTTGCTCAGTGGCAGGGACACTAACAACAACACTAGTAACAATACAATCTGCTTCATACCAAACACTTTTAGATGTGTTTGTATTGTCTTTATAAATAAAAAATCTTGATTTAAAATCTGCACCCTGAGTAAGCCTTACGACTAACTGAGCAAGGTAAAAAGGAAATTCTCCATCATCGCCGCATTCTTGATTCACTTTAGATTGATTATGTTCCCATAAACATTCAATAGTTCCTTGACCAGAAATTAAACCAGCTTCATATTGCCTTTTATACTGATCTCCTAAATGGGTTAAATCAACTGAATCTCTAGCTGTAGTAATTTCAAAACTGGTTATATTTGCAAGATGCTTAAAAGTATCATTCCTTGTTTTTATCGTTATATCTTTTACTGCACTCGGAGTAGATAAAGCAATAGAATTAGTAACCCCTCCAGCTATTGATGCTTCAAAAGTGGAATATAATCTCAAACCTCCTAATGGATCAACACTTACAAACCAAGACCCATCTGGGAAATTATGACCAGTAACTAATTCTAAATTTGATCCATCAACAGTTGCAATATCAATATGATCTCCTGTAATTAATGCACCAGATGCACCCTTAACAGAAAATCTTTTTAATGCTGTGTTTACGTCACTAGGATCTAGCTGAGTTCCTAAAAATGAATTTAGGGAATCTCTTTTTAGTTCAACATCTCCATATTGTCCTAAATAAATCCCGTTCATTAATTAATCATTGTTGTATTTGTATAAGGTGCGCCGTTTGCCTCCCAAGTAAATTCAACATTACTAATTTCACCTGTTGAACTTCCCATTGTCACATTGGTTATATAAACCTCGAATTGAATATCTCTAGCATTTGTATTTCCTGTTCCTTCTGAATATCTCAACTTTAAAACTACTTTGTCTGAAGCATCGTTAACACCATCACCAGCCGCAGATCCAGTCTTCATTGAAGCAGTTAAAAGATCTTTAACATTAGATGTTCCTCCAGCCGCTGTTGTGTAATAAGCAGCCGAGCATGAGCCGTTGTAGCTTCTTAACCCATCTGTAATCAATCGGTCAGTATCGCCTAAACTTGTCGTTTCAATAACTGCCATAGTCATTGAATAAGACCAGCTTTTTATTTGACCAGCCGCTGTTGTCGAACTGCCTATATACAGCTCACCATCTTTTCCAGTGTAAAAATTAGCCACTTCCTCAGATCAAAAGTTAAAACTATTCTATATGAATATCATTCCTTAGGCAGAATCAGCAAAGCTAAGAATCTAAACAAGCAACAAAAGAACAACTCACATTACTCTTACCAGGGAAAACACTTGTCACTGTTGGAGGGCTTGAATATCTCCATCTAAGACCTAATCTTGTTTCTCCAGTTCCTGTATCACCAATTATTTCTTTAGTTAAAAAATTGCCTGAACCATCATCTTTAATTCCTAAAGCACCATTAGCAGTTGTAAACCTGACATAATCCCAAGTTGCATTTACATCATCATAATTATCAAGAATCAATCCAACCTGCCCATCTGTGATGTTGGAAAAGGTCAAGCTCAAAGTGGCATTGACTCTTTTATTACCAAAACGAATATGTGTTTTAGTGCCATCTAAACTTTCAAAAGTAGAGCTTGGATAACGCCCAGGATTAAATGATCTTGATGATGGTCTAAGACCAGAAGGAAAATCAACGTGAGTTGCCATAGCTATTCAAAGTCGAATAAAGGATCAGAAGAATCAGCCCATTTTTGTAATATAACTAACTTTCCATCACTGGTTAATTCAGAGTAAGAGCCAGTTAATTCAACTAAGCCATCATCACCAAAGCTAATACTTTCAACCTTGTAGCACTGATCAGATTCACTTGTTTCTTTAATCGTAAATAATGACCCCCGATAAATTGCAGGTAATGGATTAGAGAAATTAACAGAAGTAGCAAGTTGAACTTCAGATTGAGTTGAATTCCACCAAAAGAAATCTTTATTACCACTAATTGAATCTTTACTTACTACACTTCCATCTTCAAGTATTGCTCCATTGTTAAACCTTTGAACATGCTGAGTTGTAGAAAAAACTCTTATATAATCCCCAGGTCTAACGCCGTTTATATAATGACCAGCAGTTTTAAAAGATATTGTATGATCTAAATGTTTTCTTAAAGCTAAGATATAACATCCAAATGTTTTTGCAGCTTCTAAATTACAACAATGACCGCTTAAATCATATGTTTCAATTTGATCCTCTTGGTATTCAGTTCCATGAAGACTAATAAGAATAGATTTTGTTTCTGCAAACCCGTTTTCTTGTTCTAATCGATATAAAATATTAGCTTTATGGGTTTTTCTATCTTCTGGAGGGAGAAAAGAAACATTTAATTCACTCATATTTCCATCATTAAACATAGCTTTAATTGTTGGTTTTTTGTCATTATTTATTTTAAAATCACCTTCTCCTGTTACTGGATCATAATTAAAAGGTACTGCAGGATACAAACTAAATTTGCCCCCTATAATAGTGAAGTCTAATAAACAATACATAGCCTGTTGATATATAAATTCTCTTAAATTAATTCGGTCTGAAATCATTCCATCCCAAAAGAAACCATTAGCCCTGCAAAACTTGGCTGCAATAGTCATATTTGGTTTATCAACTGATTCAGGATTAATAACAGCTCCAGCTCCTATGGTTTTATCCGTTAATAATGCATAAGCAATTTCAGGAAATAAGCTTGTAGATCTTTTATCTCCACCTAATAAACTTTCAACCTTTACTCCTT